GGGTACAGAAGTTCGTACGAGCGACTGTAGATAATCAATGCAATATTGCAAATGATTTAACTCGTCTAACACGAGCGCAGGGTCTAAATGAGAATTGATTGTAAAGGAATGTCACCTGAAAAAGCAATTCGAATACTCCGTAGAAAGATGGACAACGATGGCTTTAAAGATAGAATAAGAGAACTTCAACACTACGAAAAACCTACCGAGAAACGAAAGAAAGCAAAGGCAGCTGCAATCAAGCGACAGCAAAAGCTTACCAATGAGTTTCGTAAATACACTGAAAAACGCCCGAGATACAGAAAGTAAATTTTTTGTTAAAATGGAACGACTACTGTTTTTCGTCCCGAGAAACACAACTTCCCACCAAAACGACTATCAACGATAACCATTCCAAACATGAAACTTTAAAATTTTTTGTGAAAGCACTTTCGAAAGAGAGTCATTTTCTGGTAGTAAATAGCAGGAAAAAAGCAAGAAAAAAGTCTACCACGAGAAGAAACTATAAAATATTTTTCCATTTCACCAACCTAAATGAAAACACACTTTCATACCCCTACGAAAAATAGAATTTGCATTTTTGGTAAAATTGTGGTAAAATATTATTATCTAATTCAAGATAGATACTACGACAAACAACGATTTATCGTCTCTCGTAAGTCTCGCTTATAATGGAATTACATTCCAATTGAGCTCGTCGCGTAAGCGTAAGAGCTCACCTTGTGATTCAACTATTTAGCGAGAGAGGTTACGATACAATTTTTGTCAATCATATCACACCAAAGAAAAGTCAACTATCTCATAACGACTTTTCACCAATCCCAAACTTTCAAACAACTTAACTACAACTACGTTTAAAGCTAACGTAATTATCGCCAACTCAAAATTTTTTAAAGGGTTATTGACTGAACTAAATTATGTGGGTTAAACATCAACTTTAAGAAAATTATCCCTAGTCTGTATTACACCCGCCACAGGCTTGAGTGCATCACTTAGTTCGTGATACACCCGCTGCAGGTTTAGTCTGGTTGAACGATTCGTATGTTACGAACCTCAGTTGTGAATGTGAAGTCGGCATCTCTCAGAGTGATTGCCATTTGATTCTTCAATTGTGGTAGAACTCTAGGCTCACTGACCACTTCAAAGTAAGGTCCATACTTGTCTATGATTTCCCTTAGCTTTTGGTTGTTTGGTAATACTTTAGCGTATCTCATCTTCTTCCTCCCTTAGAATCTCTACTAACCTTTTTAAGTCTATCTTCGGACTCTTTTCTAGCCCCGCTATCATATCGTATTCAATTCCTACTAAATCCGATAGTTCTTCTACTAATTCTTTCTTAGTGACAGGGTCTTCACCAGTTTTAGTTTTATATACTGTTTTCTGATAAACTCCCTCTCTACTTAATTTTCCTATGATAGATTTTATACTCTTATTCAACTCCTCTGCTAGATTTTCTACTGTTTCTCTAGTGGGGTTATTCTTATACTCCTCTATCATATGCTGCACTTGCTGTTCCGTATAATTTACACTCATATTAGTTCTCCTAATAAATCTTCTTTAGGTTTGCTTAGATTTCTTACTATATTAAGCACTTCCTCTCTTGTTATTAACCATTTTTTCATTAAAAGTCTGATATTATCATTCTCAGTGAAACCCATTACTTCATTCTTTTCATAATCGTACTCAATTGCACTTATAAGTCCATCACTCATTGTTAGCATTGCTCACTCCTGATGTAATCGTCTATTACATCTACAATAGGATTTTGTTTTTGCACTATCGTTATCTTACTACCATTATCTACTCTATGAACTGCACCATTGTTGTAGTAAATAAAATAACCTTCACCATATCCTAAGTCACCTTTATTGACTCCTCTACAGACATAGTGCATACTTATTTTGTTTCCCCACTCTTCTGCATCCAGATATATTCTTCGCTTTTCTACTAATTCAGTATACTCTGTCATCTTGTCCACTCTCCTGTTTCAAAAAATTCATATACTACATCATCAGCGAACTCTGAAGGCACTTGCATTTCACCATATTGGTTTTTTATTTCGTCCCCCCAGTTGAATTCTTCATCCTCTAAATCACAGTCAAAGTGTTCTTCTACCACTCTATTTAGGTCATTTCCATCTACATACTCCTCAGTATGTGAGCAATAGTATTCTTTGTCCTCTTCGTCCTTATAAGACTCAAAGTAATCTACTCCAATGAAGTTTCTAAACTCATCTTCATAAGTCATTTTTGCACTAAGTTCGATTTGATACTTATTACTCGCATACTCCATTAGATTGTTTACCATTTCATAGGGTGTAGACCAAGCACTATAACCACTTATATAGCCGTGATTCTCCCACTCTTCGATGTGACACCACTTCGCACCTACATTATCACAGTACCAGTTATAAGCGTTTATTAAAAAATTATCATCATCAAACTCTTTATCTACATTTTCCATAAATGGTTGATGCTCTATCTCAACTAAGTCTGTAAAAGTATAATCTTTACCTTCATAGTCTTTGTTTGTTCTTTCTTCTGTTTTGAACAATGCTGCCCACTGTTCCTCATCTAATCCCTCTACAGAGATATTAAAATATACATGATTTGCCATTATCTTATGTTCTCCCACATTATTGCGATACCGAAACCGATACCGATTGTTGTTAAAATTCCTATTACTGCAAAGAAGTTCCATATAATATCTAACATTATATGTCTCCTTTTGCTCTTACTTCAGACCTAATCACTTCAAAACCATTTGGGTATCTCTTTTCTAGTTTGTTAATGTTTTCGTCCATAACTTCGTCTGGAGTGAAACCAAGTGCAATGCATCCCTGCACCCAGTACCAAAGTACATCACCTAGTTCTCTTTTCATGTGGAAAATTTCATCGTTTGTGAACTGTGTATCTGCTTGAAACACTTTCTTTTTCACAACTTCAGCAAATTCCCCACTCTCAGCCATCATACCGATAACTGAAGTAAGTAGTCTTGCTACTTGTAATTCTTCTGTTCTGTTCTCGCCTTGCACAGATACTGTGCCTTGTAGATTTGATACTCTATCTATCATAGTATCAGTATGTCTACTTGCTTTAGACGTGCAGGAGTCTACAAACCTTGCATAATCGTTTATTTTACTCACTGCATCACCTCCCAACTCATATCACCTTCAGGTGTGATTACTTGGTATAAGTCTCTATCTTTGAATACTTTACCATTTTCTAACTGAATGTCATACCAGCGAGGGTTTTCATACCTAACTTTACCGTACCACTGCATTTGATATGCACTGTCATCTGCAGGTTTTACTATTCTTTTTATTTTACTGCCGTTTGCTTTCATTCCTACGGCAAAATGTCTTAAATTTCTCATTCTTTTTCCTTTGTTAAATCTGTTAATTCTTTGAGAAGTAAGTGGTATTCTTTCGTTAGAAATACCACTTCTTCATTTATTTCGTCAAGATGTTCCATTGCTTCCTTCAAGTTCTGCTCACAAAACTCTATCTCCATTTTTAGACTTTCTACTAAGTCTTTCTTCTGTAGTTGCGTTCTCGTTGGAAACTGAATTATCTTTGCCATAATAACACTCCAAGTATTACTATGAACATTATATAACCTACTGCAAACATACTCTCCATCATCTGCCCTGCCCTCTATACTTTTTGAACGAACGCTTCTTGTTTTTGTTCATATTGAGACTGATGTGTCTGTGGCTATCGCCTTGTGCAGTTTTCTTTACATGACTTTTGTGTTTGTTCTTTACCCATTTCATGACTGCACCTCAGGACTTACCCACTCTATTTTGATACCTCTGCGTTGGAGTTCGTTTATGCACTTTACTCTAACTTTAGGTTTAGTTCTACTACTGTTAATTGCTTCAAACAGTTCCTCTTTCTTCATTGTGTGAAGGTAAAAATGTTCCATAGGTAATTTACTTGCTGGAACTCCTCTGACGTATTTTTTTGCACTTGCTTTGAATTTTGCTGGCATAATGTTCTCCTATATTAAATTGTTGTAAATCGGGGGCAGTCCACAACTCTGCCGTGCATGTTCTGGCATGACCACCACATACATTCAGTTCGGAATATGTGGTTTCCTTTTTTGTTTATAATAATATTATACACAAGTTTAAGGAAAATGTCAAGAAATTTTTTAACTTAGGGGTGAAAATTTTGATGTGGGTGAATGTGGGGAATAAAAAAGGGAAGTAAGTGTTGCTTGTTGTCGGCATTGCCCAAACCAAGATTTCTTACTTCCCATAACTAGTTTAGTTTATTTAAGTGTGGTGAGTCGGCATTTTATCTCACACCTCTCACACTTCGTAGTATCAGGGTTGATGTGATTTGTCGTATATACGCTTCCCTCTATTTACTACTGTTGTCGACTAACCGAGTGCGAGTTCTTTCAAATACTAATCGTGCTCCCGAAGGCGTCATAGATATTGAACTGACAGTGCGACTGCCGTACTGAACTCCAATCTCTTTCCTATTTAAAGGTTGCGACATTGTTCGTGGTAAACTGCCCCTCGTCCCGCAGCTTACAATGAAATCACACTATAGATTTCTTACTCCAACTCTGCACCTAACTTGCTCGTCTACTGTGTAGTATGCTCACATTACTTGATGGCGTGGGACTTGCCCTACTACTTGCACACTGACTACACTCGACTACGCGACTGTTAGATTGCTTACTTTGACAGGTAAACCATGAATCGCTGTAAGACTATACTATGTCGTCTTTGCACTATGCTACTCGCAGGTTCTGATGTTGCTGTTTCACTCACATAGTGTGGTATTAAAACGGGTTTTCTACTTGTTCTATGCTCTACTTCCTACTACCGAAACGGTTGAGGTGTGGTATAGAAACAGCGTGGTTTCCTCACTCTGGGGTTGATTGTCTGGTCGTAATCCACCCTGTTCAATTACCTCTACTTTAGTAAACCCGAAGGTCGTAACGCCCATTAAAGCAGTAAAACAAATCGCTTTTATACTATCGAGATAGTGCCGAGTTATCTTGTTGCGTTGTCTCTGCTTATCGCCTTAATCTACTCCAAGCAAAATGTTGGAGAGTATGGACTTATCGAGAGTATCCACTCAAACTATTTACCGACCAGTTCATCGGGTTATGACTCGCTCC